AGCTGCAACTCCGACGCAATAAACTCACCCCCGCGCAAATGAACGCCGCTTGTGTCCAGAAGTAGTTTTGTCTGCTTTGGGATTAACGGGCAAAGATAACCCTCATCTATTAAACGGTTGAAGGCGTGCATACTTGTTATATCGTAACAGACGTCAGTAAAAATACCTCCGTCAGTAATGCGGCCCTGACCAAGACGCCAACCTGTAGCAGTTAAGCCTATCACTTTTATTTGGGGATTTATTTCTAACATTTCGTTTAGGAATTTACGGTATTGGGTTTCTTCATTGGTGCTAACAAGGTGAGCCTCGTCAATGATAATAAGGTCAACCCTTCCGAATACCGCTGCTCGTTTTGCAACAGAACCAATTCCCGCAAAAATAATACTTCGGTCATGTTCACGTTTATTAAGCCCAGCGGAGTAAATTCCAGCGGGAGCTGAAGGCCATAAGTCTTTTAGTTTTAGGTAATTCTGCTCAACCAATTCTTTAACGTGGGTCAATACCATTACTTTCTGGTTATAGTATTGCTGAAATATTGACTCCAGAAATATCGCAATTACAACCGCCTTACCTGTACCTGTAGGCATGAGAATTAGAGGATTTCCAGTATTACTAGAAAAGTAACTGTAGATGCTTTGCACTGCTTCCGCTTGGTAGGCGCGTGGTCTTATCTTCATTTGTTCTTTTTAATGTATAGGGCTAAAAGGCATTATAAAGCGATTTAAGCGATTTTTCGGATTTTCAGTACGGTAGCATTGAAGCACTGTCGATCCGAAATTTGCTTATAAATCATATACTTACCCGAAGGCGTTCATAACCACATAATTGTCGCATCCTGCATATTGTTTATGCTTATCCAGTGTCATAACTTTAACACCTTCTGGACTTTGTGTATTGTTGAGGGGATTTAAGCAGTACCAATTTCCGTCAACATTTGCGTCGCTGAATGTACAAGTTCTGCAGTTGCGTTCAGGCATTTTATGCTGGTGGCATATAGCCTTATGGTCGCACCACGAGCAAGCAAACCAGCCTGGGCTCTCGCTAATTCGCTTCGGTGCTTCGGGCATTAGAATAATGTTTCTAGCGCGATCTATAAACTGGTCACCCACACTACTATCCAAAACTATAATTTCAGCGTGTACGGAATCGTCATTTTTATTCACTGCCATGTAAAGACCGTACACAATTCCCATCTTTCTCATATACATTTGCATTTGAACATAGTGTTCAAACTTCGCACAGCGTACACCCTCAGCCACTAACTTTTTAAATGATTTGTCGTTGTGGGTTTTGAATTCCAGAAGTGTTGCATAACCTGCGGGGACATCTGGAACACCCATTGCAACACCGTCACCACTGCCACCCAAGTGCCCACCAACATCGCTAATCCGGAATTGATTACCTTGCTCATCATGCTGGTAAACTTCACAGCCTATTGTAAGAAGCATTGCAATGAAACGCGCTTCCTCCAAGTGTCCCCTGTTAAAGAGACGAAGTATTCTACCCTTAAAAACCGGAGCGTGAGACCAGCGAAACCCGTACCAAATATGCCGAGCACATTCCCCTCCAATAACACTTGCTCCCAAGTGTGTACGAAAGGGAATATCCTCAACACCCCTGTAGGCGTCCTTCATAGCGGGTAAAACCTTTTCCAAAAATTGACGAAAGGCTGCACCTTGGTCTTTTTCAATTGCCGCGTCAATCTGCTTCATGGTCTTTGCTGCGATGGTGAATGTCATTATCTTCTTCCAGTGCGTTGAGCGAATTTGTCCAGTTTGTCACGGCAGGGGGCACAAAGATTGTTAACAATGCGGGGGCTAAATTCCCCGCATTGCTCACAGTTGCCCGCTATGCCGGACGGCAGTTCATAGTCTGTTTGAAGATACTTTGCAATTGTATCGTCATCCATTTGTGCTCTGTCTGCTGCGTCCGCCATATAGTCCCCTGCTTAGTTATTGTTTATCGGCGCGTTCAATTGCAGCGGCGTCTGAATACTTCTCAGGGTAACGCTTTGCAAGTTTAGCAATGTTTTCAGCCAGCGTGATTTCTACATAAGGAATGCCATGTAAATCAGACAGGAGGCTTAATGTGGTTACTAACAGGTTCAAATTACGTCTCATCATAACAGCGTCAAGCTCTTTTCCATAAATAATGTGAGCCTTAATTATTGTTACAATTTCAGAACCAAAATGGGAAAGTACAAGGGTCATCGCTATAGGATTACGACCCAGCACAGCCGCAGCCAATTCGGTACTCATGTCACTTGCCATGTCTGGTGTAAGAAAACATTCTTCAAAGTTCCAACCCATTATCTCACACGCTAATGCGGAAAACCAACTAGCGTCACCAATCTCTTCATTTATGTTTTCAGGGTTAAACGGTAAGCGCATCCAAGCCTGAGCAACTGTTAAACACAACTCGCCAACTTCGGAGGCAATACCGAGAGCAACATGATCAAGGTTCTTAGCAACCTCTGGAAAGACTTTAGCAGTACGCATGGCAAGGGATTGGTATTCGTTCAGCTGCATACCTTCATCCTTTTCAGGGATTACATGAAATTGGCCCTTAGGTAATTCAATTGCGTTGTCATTCATATTTTTCACCTTATAAATAAAGCACCCGAAGGCGCTTTATTTCGTTAACTACATTAGAGGACGTTACGAATTTTATCCAACAAAGGACGGATAATACTGTAGGCGTAACTTCCCAAAGCATTAGCAGCATCGTCAAGCTCATCAATAATGCTATGCGCTGGATTTACTGCTGCAACCGTTACCCCAGTTTCAGCAACGGTTGCATCTGTGGTTTCTACTTCTGGCGCTGCTTCAACTGGGGTTTCAACTGCAACGGGTTCCGCTGGGGTCACGTCAGCAACTGGTGCGTCCACGGGGGTTTCAACTGCTTGGTTTATGTCTTCCATTTATTTCTCCTTACTATTTAGAAAAGCTGATACCGAAGTATCAGCAGGGGTTCTGCCTCAATTAAGCAGTAGGTTGTTGACCTTGCATCCAAGGCGGAACTGCGCCAGGAAATCCAGCCTGAGGTTGCGAAGCTTGCGGAGGTACGGGCTGGGCTTGTGGTTGAGCTTGTGGCTGCATAGGCTGTTGAGTTTGTGCAGGCGCTTGCCATTGTGGTGCAGCCTCAGCAGGTGCTTGAGCTGGTGTATAAACCGGAGCTGCCCATTGCTGGGTCGCTGCTGGGGGTTGCCACTGCTGCTGAGGTTGCTGTTGCATAGGTGCTTGCTGTACGGGTGCTTGTGGTGCAGGTGTACCAAAACCCTGTGGCACACCGTTACCGCCACTAATGCCACTGCCCATATCAACCTGCTCGTTGATGTTCTTGTAAGCGGTAATATCGTTACTTGCTTCATATTCGTCAGTGGCTTTGCGAACCTTAACCTTAACCTTTAAAGGACGACCGTGTAATTGGGTACTGTCAGCCACTTGTAGAACCCCTGTTGCGTGGCAAATAGCTGACAAATCCTTGTATGCAATTTCTTGAGCGATTGGGTTTGCATTACGAACGTTTAAGCGAATAAACAATTTACGACCAACGTATTGTCCATCCAAAATATTGAAACGCGCTTCCAAGTAAAAACCATCAGCATTCTTAGTCGGTTTCATGCTGCTTTCGTCCATTGCCACATTATACCAACCAGCTGGAACCGCTTCAGCAACACCAGTGGAAGGGGTAACTGCTGTTGCGTCAAAATTTAATTGAGCCATTTGTAAATCTCCTGTTAATTAGAAAGCATTTTGTTAAAAATATTCGCCAAGTTTGGCGGTTCAATCGGGTCAAGACAACCACTTCTGTCCTTCGCCTCATACTGCAAATCCGGCTGAGTTTGGAGAAAACGGTATTCCACACCCTGCGGAGTTTTGTTAGTACCCATCCGAAAAACCTCATCGAAAAAATACGGTAGCTTCACAGCTAGTTTACTACCAGGCATCGCTGGCCCATACTTGACCACACCTGTCAGCTCGTCCTTAGTAGGTTCCATTTTCGCAACCATACAGACATTCCTACGCGGCAAGTCACGGAACGTGCGTATAACCGATTCCATTTTTTCCAATAGCTCACCATAAGCTTGACGCGGGTCTTTAACCTGACGCTTTGCGTTATTAAGCACAACCTCTGCAATCTCGGAAATTGAATCAATACATACAGTCTGAAACTGGTTAGCCTCTGCACTGTTGGTTAACCATTGATGTGCCTCCATTAAATCCTGTACCGTGCTGATTTCTATCATCGGTACACGCATTTTCCGGATTGACAATGCGCCACTTTCTGCACTTAAAAGAATTGGAGCTGGCGCAGTGCTTAGGAGTACAGTCTTACCAATACCGGGCGGACCGTAAACTAAAACCTTGGCACCATTAACCATAGAAGCTTGGTCACTTGTTGTAAAACGTAAGGCCATATATTCCCTTTATTGAATTGCGAAACCGGATTTACGAACCCAGTTATTGCGCTCGTTATAATAACCCGTTTCACCCCTTATTGTAAAGGTAAGAGTTGAGGGCGTTCTAAGGTACAACAAATGCCCATGTAAAGGCCCTCCCTCCATCCGTCGTGACCCAGGATGTTTAACGGGTACTACTTGCATGACTGCCGTTTCATCCATGTTATTTCACCTTATCAGAGTCACTGCGTAGGGATTGAAATGTTGGGAAACGGGGTTTAACCTTAACACCCTTCGGAAAGTGTTTGTATTTAATTGTTTCCCCTATAATAATTTCTGGATGTCTAAAATATAGTTCTCGGTCACCATGTGGCATTCTACCAGCACCAACAGTTATTTCTTTACCAGTCTTAACATCCTTACAAATCATGGCGCCAAGTTTACCATTCGGAATCATGTTTGCTTGGTGCGTTGAGCGGAAGGTCTGACCAAGTTCGTTAGTCTGTGCTTCGTTTTCATTTAGCACACCCTCAACAACACGGAGAACTATAGCGTCTTCTTCAATGAACCGCTTAATACGAAGTAGACCCCCTTCGCGCACTGTTGAGCGACCTTGCTTGTGCATCCCATTCGGGTCACGAATAATGCTACCCTCATACCCCATTTCCAGCCATTCAGCGTCCTGTTCCAGCATGTCCGCTTCGTTACCAATCCAGACGTAAGGTATTGCAACCGCGTTCATCGCTAACCCTCTTGAGTGCTGGGATGCAATGTGGTTATATAAAGCATCAAGTCTGTCCCGATAAGGCAAGTGCATAGTATTGGGAACTAATAAGTCAAATGCCCAGAAGAATGTAAACGGTTCGCCCTCAATAGTATTCAACGCACTTGTGGTCTTTCTGCATAAATCAGCATCACATTCTTGTGCAGCCGCAAGCTCACCGTCCAAACCTGCATATTCGGGAACACTATAAAACTCTGTAGTATAGACGTTAGCGTGACTCTTTAAACTACGACCAGTCAACTTACCAGTGACCGTAAGACCCCGCACGCCGTCAATTTTTGGCTGCATAATGCAAGGGTACACAATTTTGGATTCTACAGCGTCAGACGCCAGCATAGGCTTCACAGTGTAACCTCTTTTCTTATTTGCA